ATATTGTGCGTGTTTTCTTACGTTGAATTCTGGACCCAAGCACTAGCGGATCAATATGTAGTGGGTAACGCATTGCCTCTGAAATGGCGCGTTTTCGTATAGATGGTGTTCGCCTATCATCCCAACCAGTAACACCTGAATTGGATTTATGTTCTCCCTTGTAAGTATGATAAATCTGCTGCGGAGTCAAAGTTACCCAAGAATGGGTAAAACACTGACTGCGAAGTAAGCATATTACTGACTCACGAAGTGGAGCACGATCAACAACTCTGGGTATCTGGTAGTAGCCAGATAGCACCCTAGCTAGGTCGCTCTCCGCTGGCGTGCCCCCTTGCGGGCCATACCACTTCTGTAAACACTTAAGCTCAAACTCACACAGATCTTGGGGAACTGTGGAGCAATTAGCAAGCAAGCGCTCAAACCATTGCGGAAATGAATCCTTAATAGCTTGCGAAATGTACGGATCCCCATTCCACACTTGAGCGTTTATGCCATACCTTGCGATATGTACTTTAACATCATCAAGTGGGAATAAGAATTTGCAACTTCCAGCATAGTCCTGTAACGATACCCGGTCCCTAAGAGTAGGGAAAAGATTTCGCGCGATTCTATACATCGCTACTCTCAAACGGCGTCACTGATTTAGCAGCTGCAGCTTCGCTATATGCCGCTTCGGCGCTGCGCAAAGCGCGATAAAATGGTAGTATAAATACATCCCAATTTTCCACTTCACGATCTACTGATAACATGTCCATAAACAAGTCTTTATCCAATAATAGTCCTTGAAAGAACCCTTTAATGTACTCAGCTTGTAAACAGCTTGATATAGCAGCAGAGCGCTCGTAGCAGTTTAAATGAGGTGATTTTGCTCCTTCCTCAAAAATAGATAGCACTTCCTGTGGAATACTAACAGTAGTACCACAAGCTCTAGCTTCTGATTTGATGAAGTCGAATAGTCCACCTACATTAAAGACGAATGGAGCTACTAAACCTAAAAATTCGTGTATCACGTTGTACGGATTTTCAAGCTCGCGACAAGTTTTATAGAAGGAACTATACTTGTTAAACAAATGAGTTCCATCTCCTAACCACAGACCTACGAAATACTTTGCAGTAAATCCTATGCGTCTTTTACTATAAAAGTTTACGATAGGTTTTGATGTGATCTTCAACCTCGCAATATTAGTTAAGGACAAGTCGTCAAGCGTGATCTCTGACTCATAAGTCGCTAGTAAGTTACGCAATGAATTGCGAACTTCATAAAGTGAATTAAACAAATCAACTTCCGTATCTTCCACATTCAATGAAAGGCCGTCGATAGTTGAATAATGACGATGGGGCTTTGGAGTTACTTCTAATGTGGAAACAATTCCCACATATGCCATAGCCCAGCGGGCTGAGGCCTTGTAACGTTCATGTGTTTGAGTTGTAAATTTTGCCATGGTGGCGATTTTCTTCCTTTCCGAAGCGGGAACTATCCGTCCCCGTGATGTATACTTACGTACATCCCGTAACTAATTGGAGGAAATTTCTCCTTCAACCGTAGAGCACCC